TCATCTCTTATCTCCACTACCCTTTAGTACACCCCGTTTAGCACGATCTTCTAGCTTGTTTAAGTTGATTGAAGCCACCTCAGAGAGAGTAACGTCAAGGTCACGGGCCAAAGCTGCGGCATACCATAGTACATCCCCAAGCTCATCTATGATGTCAGACCGATTAAACGTGCCGTCACGTACAATCTTCTTTACTTTACCAAGAACCTCACCAGCTTCGTTAGCCAAACCCATAGCAGGGTAAGTAATCTGTGCCGTGTGTGGGTAGATAGCAGTCTTAACCGCCTTGTCTTGGTACAAGTTTAAAGTAAGCTCCTTGTTGTGGTATGCAGTGTAGTAACCCATCTCATCCAAGTCTTCCCCTGTAAGCATTAGACACTCCTTCCGTAAAATTGTGTTTGTGTTTCAGTGTAAGCGTCAAACAGATACCAAGCGCAGTTGTCTTTACCTACGCTCTTACTACCTTCGATCCACTTGACCCTCCCCACACTCACTACCTTAGTGCAGTAGGTCATGTAAAGGGCTGATTGCTTTGTGTGCATCCAATCTGCATCAAAAAGTAACCATGTGGGACAACTCTGCATCCAGTGTGTTATGAATGGGTGCAGAAACTTCCTGTCCCAAGGTGGATTAGTGATACAAAAGTCAACTACATCATGGCCACCTAGATCAAGGTCAAGTCCATCATGCCTAAGCACTCTGGGATGCCTTGGCTCAATGTCACAGGCGTAAAGACATTCCCCGTGTCCATCAGTAAGCTCGTCGATGTGTCCTATCAACCTAGCGTCCCCAGCACATGGCTCTACGTAATCAAACGTGTAAGGCAAGTGTGGGATCAGAGGTTCAACAGCAGCTATTGGCGTTGGGTAGTAGTCACGTTCAACTCTCTCGAAGTTACTTCTTTTTCCCATGCTTCTCTACGATCCACCCCTCTGGTATTAGTTTGTCTGCGTAAAGGTAACCATTCTTGTCGCACCAGTCACCATATGTAGTCTTAGAGCCTTTGTTTATCTTAGCCTTACTGTTGCTGAACACGAACCTTATATCAAGCTCAGGGTGCTGCTTCTTTACAAGCAAGTGCTTCTTCCTGTCAGCAGCGACAAACCTGCCTTTGCTTTCTACGATAATGCCGTTGGGGAGTTCAAAGTCAGGCGTGTAAGTTCTATTTTCGTGAACCTCATACTTGATCTTGAACTCCTCATACTTAAACGGCACTGAGAGAGACTTCAGTTGCTCAGATATTCGATCCTCTAGTCCTGATCTGTATCCGTGCTTCCTGCCCCTTTCGGCGGCTCCCATAGTTGTTCGTCGTACCGCCTTAGCCAAAGCAACCTCCCGTTCTCAATTATGCGTTCAATGTCGCCATCGTAAGCCTTGTGGATAGCTTGCCATAAGTCATCTTCGTCCTTGCAACCACTCAACAACTTCTCCGCTTTCTTTGGACCGATACCATGCAGACCTTTGATATTGTCTGCTGCATCACCCGTGAGAATCTGAGTGTAAAAGAACAGTGTCCCCTCAAACTCATCCACCTTTGACCAAGTACCCCTACCAAAGTTAAAATGCCAGCAAGGTAGCTGTAGCATGTCCTTATCAATAGAAGCCACCACACAGTTGTAGTTCTGTGCAGCGGCCTCCTTTGCGATAAGATCATCAGCTTCTTCATTGTCACTAACGATAGCGTCATACACTTCTACCATGTGGTCACGGGTAGTACCAAGGTGAATGGGCTTTTCTGTTGAAGCCCTGTTCCCCTTGTAAGGATATGACTTAGCAATGTCGAACCTAAAGTTAGTCTTGCCCGTGAGGTAAACTATGTAGTCACTCTTGGAAGGAAAGGGAAGGTCTATGGTTTGCTCTAAGATATACTCTACAAGCTCCACAACCTTCTCTCTCGCATCCTGTGGGTAAAGGTCTTGAGTGGCAAAGGCTGCACGATAGGCGATGATGTCACCGTCGATCAGTACTTTACCTTTACTCATTAAATCTCCCCAAAGATGATACTGCCATCGTCCTTCTCAAAGCCTACGTCAACAACGTAAGTGAACCCTGCACCCTTCATAGAATCCGTCAGGAACTGTGCCATAGTGTAGAGGTCTACTACGTCACCTCGACTTGCGCTTGAACTACCATCGTAGCCGTCGTCTTCTTTGTCGAATTGGAAATCAATACTTACTCGCACTAGCTCATCCTACCATAAAAAGTTCATCATCTTCGCTGGGGACAGAGTTATCTTCCCAAGCTACATGATCTGTTACACCAATAGCAATCAACCGAAGGCCAGCACCGTTAGAGTATGTCTCAAACTGAACCTTAGCCTTAGTGCCATTGCCCAGTGTTCCGTCATCCTCCAAAGTCCACCAAGACTTGTTCTCGACACCATTGGTCAAATTAACAACCTTTGGTGATCCACCGAAGTCCACCTCAGTTGGGTTGCCCTTCTTGTCGGTGAATGTCATAACATGGTCGTGCATACGAGACAACTTAACATACTTGCCGATACCAAAGTCTTTACCTTCTTTGACACGATCATTGCCCATAGGCTTCGGGTCCATTCCAGCTTCAAGCAACTCTTCTACTTGATCTTGGCTGATGAAGTAAGCATTAACAACGTATTGTCCGTTGTGCCGCTTCGCCTTCTTAGCTGCGTTATTGTCGTCTCCACCCATATCACGGTTGCCTTCAAATACTTTTGCGTACTCAAGAACCATATCCATTGTGTGTTTAGCCATAGTCGGGTCTTCCTTTTGTTTAAGCTGTAGGGTTTACAGCACTGTGTTGGTAATATACTATAGGGACATTTTTTCGAATCTGTAACACTATTTCTCACATTTATTTTGTGATCTAGTGAATATCTGCGTAAGTGTTGCCGAATTGCACGTCAGTCCCTAGTGGAACATTGAGGTTTACCTCATGGTTTACGTTGCTCATTGCCATCTGCATGATGTTCTCTACTTTATCTTCGTCTCCCTCCTTAGTCAGAACGATAACTTCATCGTGGAACTGACCTATGGTCTCCAAGCCCATGCCACGACATTCCTTTACCCACTTGTCAAAGCAGTAGACCCCTGTACTCTGGTTAAGAGTGCTGAAGCGGTCCTTCTCACTACGCAGACTATGCCAGAAGCCTGACACTGGGTTCTTTAGCCACATACCACCGAATAACTCACGGGTTTGCAGTTTGCTTGCTACCTTCTCAATGGCCCAGTTACGTGACCAGAACGCATCCAGCAGGGTCTTAGCCTCCTTCTGCTTCATGCCTGTCTCACGGGCCAGTTTGGCTGCTCCTACGCCATATGTGGCACTGTAGTTCACTACCTTGTAGTTCTTGCGTAGTGACTTGAGTGACCGTTCCCCTGAGTTGTGCTTGTCGATGTCCTCTTGAGTGATGACGCCAGCGTGTAATGCCAAGTCCAAGTGTGGGTCAAAACCTTCACGGCTCATCTCTTGTACATAGTCAGGGTCCAGTGGTTTCATGTAGTGACGTTTGGTCGTATCCTCTAGTGATGTCATGTCAGCGCCGCATAGGACATAACCTTCTGGACACGTCAGGCACCCACGGATCACATCACCATAAGGTTTATCTACAGACGGTAGGTTCACCAGTGGCTTGAAGTGTTTGAAGCGGAAGGTGTTCGTAAGACCTGCCACACCAGCTTGTAGCCAACCATCCTTATGACCCTCAAGGAAGCTCTTTAGTATGCCTGCCCTATGTGTAAGTACGGTAAGACCATCAAGCACGTCAACAGCAGGATCAACAGAAGCAAGGCTCCTAACACTTTCACAAAGGTCGCTATTCTTTCGTACTTGCTCAATTTGTCTTTCCTCTCCAGTCTTCTTGTCCCGTAGGAACTTATATGTCCGTGGCTTCCAACCTAACGAATAGAGCCAGTCTTTTACTTGGTCGTTGCTGTTAGGGTTGCCCCGTTCTTCCCCTGTCTTAACGACAAAGGATTGAGTTGTTACAGGTTGCATGTACTCTTTGCACAAGGCTACCCACCTCTCACCATGTGACGATAGATCACCATCTTTCTTGTGCATAACCTTTGGTTGCGTAGCCACACGGGTCAACACCTTCTTAGGCATAGCGTCTGCAAGTTGTTCTACCTTCTCCTCCTTGAGCGATAGGATTTCGTCGTATGCCTCTTGCGCTTTATCTACGTCTAATTTCCACTGTAGCTCCTCTTGCTCCCGTGCGCAGTCTAGTTTGAAGGTCAGGTAGTCAACCAGACGATCCTTTTCGGCAGGGTCTTGGTACAGCTTGTTCAGCTTCATGTCCAAGTCACGCCACAGACGGTTGTTGATCTTAACGTCCTCATCGCAGCGGTGGGCGTACTCTTCTGGCGTAAGGGTGTTCCAGTCCTTAATGACAGGCTTAGGCACCCCATAGTCCACTCCGTAGCCCTCAAGCCCATGCTTCATACGATCATGGTTGAGATACCAAGATAGAGCCAAGGTATCTACCAGACGTGCCTTAACCTTGATACCTAGCACACGTTCCACTGCGGGGATGTCGAAGCGGATAATGTTGTGGCCTACCAGTGTTTCACTGTTGAGTAACACATAACGCATCTCATCGTAGTCATGGGTATGCTTAACTTCACCCATGTTATTAGACCAAGATAGGACATGAATTTTGGTCAACTGATCTAATAGACCGTCAGTTTCAATGTCGAATACTGTTGTCATTTGTTTTCCTTCAAGTGAAATTAAACGTATGGGTCATTGGCAGTTTCATC